ACGGGCTGGCCAGCAGCTGAGCCATGTCGTTGTTCTGAACCAGGATGCCTGACTGGAAGAACGCAGTACGCTCAGAGGTGTTTACGTTGATGTAATCGCGGAGTTCGTCGCGGAAGACCACATCAGAAAGAATGGTAGGCATTGCTTATTTCCTTAATGAGCTGCCGACTGCGCTTTCAGGCGCTCGTATTCGGCGGGATTGTTACGGCGGAGCTCTACTCGCTCCATGCCACTTAGTTGGTTAAAGCTCTTTGCGGCCCCGCCGCTCTTGCTACCACCAGCCCCGCCGCCGGTAGCTCTCGACCCTGCAATCAGCGGAGCCAATGCCGGATCGTTCATAACTTCAGTTCGGTACTCAGCCACCGTCAGTGCAGTGGGACGGCCTTCGTGGTCGAGCACCACAACCGATGGCTTGCCGTCTCGGATCTCCATGCTCAGACGTGGAGCAATAAGCCGCTCCAGAACGCCTGCACTGCCCTGTACGGCGAGTTCGCCCGCAAGGGATGCGGCAGTAGCGCCTACGGTCAGCTTTTGAATCTGAGCCTGTAGAGAAGCAAGCGTCTGCTCCTTGTCGGTCAGGGCTTTGGTGTACTTCTCTTCCCAGGACTTCTGAAGAGCATCGACATCGCCTGTCTTACGGGCATGTTCTTCTGCAACACGCTTGGCTTCTTCTTCAGCTATACGGCGTTTTTCAGCCTCAGCCTTCTTCTCAGCCAGCAACTCCTGGAGCTTGGCCTTCAGCCCGGTCACGTCTTCTGATTGCTGGGGTTGAGGAATGCCCTCGACCTGCAGATAGAACTTGCCGTCTTTTTCGGCGTACATAGCAGCCTGAGCCGGTTCCAGCCCTTCAAGGCTGTCCAGTACAAATTTGAGCATTGGAGATGTCTCCCAGAGACGATGTGTAGGCCCTGCCTACGGATATAAAAAAGCCCCGGAGGTCCGAGGCTTGGATTTATTGCATGTGGTCTAAGGCCATCCGGATATACGGCTTGACGACCTCTTTAAGCGCGTCATGACCTGAGTCGTTCGGATGTACGTTGTCAATGGTAAGCCCGACTTTGATCTGATCCTGTCCGGCTGCGTCTCGCGTGCCCGTAATGGCGGCGGCATAGCCTTTCATGACGATCCCGTTCACTACCCCAGGCAGAAACTTGGCGTTGTAGTCACGGCGAATCTGATCATTTGCACCGACATTGCGGTAACTCGTATTCACCGGCGTTGCTTCCGGGAAAAAGATCAGCGGCTTCATGTTGCGCTGCTGTAATGCTGCGTATACCCGACCTAGTGAGGCCTTGTATCGGCGCTGGGCGGCAACTGTCATGCCTGTATTGGCTGCTACATCGTTACCCGACCAAGGCGCATATGTCAGGATCGTGGGTTTAACCTTGTCGATGTGGTCTTCAATCATCCGGCTGTATACGTCAGGTGCCTGAGCATGTAGCCCAGCGTTGAAGTATTCGATTGGCTTTTCAGGCGTGCTCAGCTCATAGCAGGCTCTCTGGATAGCGCCGTAATCTCGTACTTGGCCGCCTAAGCCTTCCTGAATACTGTCGCCCATGATCATGACCTGATGACCGCGCTTAGTCGTCATGTACTGGATCGCTGGAACGACTGCTTTCGTATCGCCACCAGAGGTCACGATATTATTCTGGGTAAAGGCCGTCTTGGTCGTAACGCCTAGAACCTCCTGGTTCGTGCTGCGGTAGATCCGTGGTGCCGATGAGCCACGCCAGAAGTAGAGGTCGTTGTATGGCGTCGTCAGAGTGGAACCTGCTGGATACTCGATGCGGACCATAACCAGAGGCCGACCAGATGCTGAATCAGTTCTGGGCATACTGGGCAGGTAGATCATGTCCGAGTAGGTCAGGCTGTATCGTTCCTCAGCAATCCGTGCCGGTAAGTCAATTGATGCGGCACCGTTATTCCAGGTGACATCGATCCATTCACTGGCTTCAGGACTGGTAAAGACTTGATAGTCAGCAGCCGGGACAGCTCCAGCTACGCCTACGCAAGCTTTAACGCCCGTCACGGCAGCAGTATGGATGTTCGGGATTCCGATACGAAAGCCCAGAAACTCAGCTTCAAGCTCAATCACCATATTGAATGTGATCGCATTAGCTGCGGCTTGAGGCTTCATCCGGCCAAACAGGTGCTTTGTAAATACGCTTGTTCCAGTAGTCAGGAACGATTCCAACTGATTGCGCTTATCCTGCTCCTCGTAATAAGCAGCCATAGCGTGTGGGAATGGCTTTCTTGCCATGTTTTTCTTCCGTTGTGGGTGGTCGTTCCTATATCCCGGCTCGCTCGAAGGCTAGCGGCTCTAGCCGTCTAATCTCTTCAAGCGTCATTGGTGAGAAATTCCTGTCCAGCTGCAGCTGAGAGAAGCGCTCGGCACTCAATCCGCCGTCAATAAACAGCTTTGCTCGTGACTTGCCTAAAGCCTGCTCAATAAACTCTCTTGGCTGTTTTTTAAGCCATGAATAGTATGTTTCGCTGGCACTGACCTGCTTTCCACCGTCAGAGCCTTTAGAGGACCTTGTAGCGCCTTGACTGAACAGCTTGGAAAACTTAGTGATCGGTACGATGGTTGACCGGCAATTGACATGAATCGGAGGCCTTGGCCCTGCATCGACCGGGAACCGTTGGCCGTCCAGCGTCTTGCATTGCGGTGTAGTGCGGCTGTCCAGGGTTGACACCCACTCAACCTCAGTCACCACATCGCTATTAGCCTTGAGCGTTTCGTTCCTTGCCTGACTGGCTACGTGCTGAACCGCTGTCCTAACCACTGCCGAAGCGTTGCGGTCGGTGATAGCCAGAATGCCGTCTTTGTACTGCTGAGCCTTTGTGCCTCGGATAGCCTGGATGATCTGCGTATTGGTCTGGCCTTCGAAGAAGCCCTGCCGTACTGCGCCTACCACACGTTGTCGCTCTGTCTGCGTCCAGCCATCAATGAAGCTGGCTAGTAGCTTGCCGCCATCTGTACCACGCACCGATAAAGGGTTGGTCGTGATGGCTGCCTTGATCGCCGCTGCGCCTGGTAGCACCGCCTCAAACGTCACAGCCGCCTCTACGCTTGCCGTAGCCACTGCCGCCGCGTTGTTCAGGCTGGATGCCTCGAACTGGGCTTCGTAGACGGCAAGGTCAACCAGATCAAGCTGAAGTTGGTCAGTGAAGCGGGAGAAGATAGCCAGCAACAGACTGTCTATCTGGTCTAGCAGCTTCTCCTGCCGCTTACGGCTGTACTCGGTGATGTCTGGGTCGCTCAGCTTCTCCCTGATCTTGCGGTCAAGCTCCTTCAGGAATGGGGCAAACTTGGCGACCTCGTTGGACTTCAGCTTTTCGAGCAGGACAGCGTGACGAACCGTGGCATCAAACAGCGCTGGATTCGCCGCCATTGTCGTCTACCTCATCAAGTGCTGGGCCGGGACTTGCTGTCTCCAGCTCATCCCGTATCGTGTCGTCTTTCTTCTCGGGATCAATCAGCTGGTAATCCCTGAGTTGACGCCAGAAGTCGGACTGAGGAATCAATCCCGCCTGGACACCCTTGATCAGGTTCGCCAGCAGGTTCGAATCAATCTGGACGCGGACGAAGTTCTGATTGAGTGTGTACTCAGGCTTTCCAGTGGCATTCATGAACTGGCCTACCCACTGAAGGACCCGCGTATAGGCTTCTGATACGTTGCTGACGACCAAGGACAGAACCGAATGCTCAGCAGCGTTCTCGTTCTGCTCCTGTGTGGCGGTCTTGGCGCCGCTACCCTGCTCGATCAGACGGGCACCCAAGGCCACCATCTGCCGCTCTTTGGAATCCATCGCCTCTTTAGCCAGCGTATTGGGCTGAGCCTGAAGGATGCCAGCTGAACCACCTTGCGGAATCAGAAATGGGGTACGGGCGCCGATGTAGAGACCACTCTCTTGTATCCAGTCACGCCACTGCTCATCCAGACCGGCAATCCAGATCATTGGCTGCCCCACCAGATAGGCGCTGTCTTCGTAGTCAGCACTATTCCTGTAGTGGGCAATGTTGAGTTCAGCCATGTCGTACAGCGGAGCATCATCAACACTGGCGTCGTTATTCTCTGAGCCGAGGAAAGTGAAAGGAATCTCCTTCCAAGGCTTCCCGCTGCCATCAGTAGGCATGCGCGGATCTTCAGCTAGCGTCCATCCACCGTTCTCACGGTAAAGCTCGACGATGTAGTTGCCGGCATCATCCAGGCGCAGGACTCGATATTGGTCCTTGGTCTCGATGCCGAAGCCGTCATCAGTCTCTTCCTCGTACTGCTCTTTGAGTACGACTAGAGACAGGACGTGCTGACCACCAACCAGACGAGTACGCCAGTTGATGATCGACTCAGCCTCATAACTCGTCACTGTGGCGCGAACCCGCCCAGCCCGTAGGTCGGCCAGGGATGCATTGCCTTCGATGGCTGGATAGTCCACCAGAAGCCCATGACGACCCGTCTCAAGCAGATGACCGATTACCGATTGGCTCTGCTGGTAGATACTTACCCCTGATCCGTCGATGTCCTCATTGACGTAATCAAGTAACGCAGGAACCTTGAGTGTCGGCCAGGTTGTGAAGACTGCACCCACCAGACCATTCTTTGTCCGGCCTGTGGCGTTGTAGAACACTGCGCGAGCAAGGTAGGACTTGAACCGCTCTTCGTTGGCCTCGCTCTTGTCATGGGGATTGGGTTTAGGCAGGTAGTGAAAGCTCCCCGCCTTGATCTTCTCTGAGCCTTTGCAGACGTCCCGCACGAGCCGCCAACGGCTTAGCGCGGCGGTCAGCTCGGGCCTGTGGTATGTGACGTCTGGCATTAGCGTGCAAATCCCATATTGATTGAAGTGACCGGCTTAACGATTGGATAGTCCTTGTGGATGAAGTACCCACCGGCATCGTTTGTATGGTCATTGCCTTGTGTCTTGTCTGGCTCGCCGTTAGAGCCCCACACCTGCTGCTCTAGTGAGTCGGCATAGGTCGGGCACTTGTCGGCATTTACCCTGTATCTGCGCTCCCCTTGGGCATTGCAGAACATCGCATTCATGGCGTTGATGCGATCCTTCACCGGAGGGTTGGAGTTTGGTGCGATTACGGCAAAGCCTGCTTGCTTGAGCTGGGCAATGTCCGTTGTACTGGCATTCACCGACTTTCGTGAATCACCAGAGGCGTCAGGGTAGATCCTGATCTGCCTTGTATTCCGATAGTCACCATCGGCATATAACCAATAGCGCTCTTTGATCTTTCGGATCATGTCTGGCGTGTCATAGCCATTGATGATCTCTTCCACCGCATGAGGCATGCCATTGCGCTTGACGTGGACAATGGCCGACATCTTGCCAACGTTAAAGTCCATACCAATGAACAACGGCTCGCCCGGCTGGATGGTCTCGCTTGAGGCATTCAGCTTGCGGTTGTACGTGTGATACACAGAGCCAGAGGTCAGGTTGACGAACTGGCCTTGCAGGTAGGCATTGATCAGCTGCTCAGGATAAGACTCGAACAGCGAGGGAATGTAGTCATCAGGCAGGTTCAGTTCGTTGTCATAGGTGCTGGCCTGGATTAGCCCGTACCGCTCACCCATGGCAGGCTTCTCTCGAACCTGCTTGGCGAACTGCTGATAAACGAACTTGAATCCTTCTGGCGTCGTGGTTACATCAACACCGTTCTTTAACCCGTCCACCTTATAGCGCATACGGGCAATGATCTTTCGCCAAGCCTCTTGGGCCTTATTGGCGTTCATCACGTCCAGCTCATCGACCAGCCCATGACCGATCTTGAAGCCCACGATGGTTTGGGGCTTCTCCATCGACCTGCAGATGATCGTGCCTCTGTATGCCCGACCGCTGTAGACGTGGACCTCATGGTTGCCCTGATTGACTAGAACCTTCAGGCCCCATTCATGAGCAACCTCTTCCATCGTTGGATAGAAGATGTCCCTGATCTGGCTATAGGTAGGAGCAAAGTACCCCGCGTTGATACGAGGCCATTCCCACATATGCTTGGACAGGCCACAACAGCCTACCCATGTCTTGCCTGACCCAAACCCAGCTACGAAAGCCTTGAACTTGTGCGGCAGTGCCAGGAACTGCGATTGAGGGACATTAAGCGTCGGGTTTACGGGCATCTTTGACTGTGACCTCAACGCGCATCGGCACTACATCATCTGGATCAGACTCGACAGGCTTTTCTCTCCATTTGGCCGGCTGTCTGTTCTTCAGCCAGAAGATTGCAGCAGTAGTATCGGGTGGATAGTGCTTGATGATCTGCGTCTGGACGATCTCGCCATTCACAACGCGGATATCAGTGTCTTGGTGTTCGTACCCAGTGGCACGATGGAATAACTTCGAGGCGACTTCAGCGTCAGCAAATGACTTGCCTTTTTTCAGGGCTAAAGAAAACTCCACATGAGCCTTCTTCCAGTTGTTGATCGTCTGCTCTGAAACGTCAAAGGCGTCCGCTATTTCAACGTCCGTCGCCCCAAGCTTGGCTAGCTTCTCAGCCCATTCGACGTATTCCGGCTTAAATGAAGAGGCTCTCCCGCCGCCCTTATTGCCAGCGGCATTCTTGTTACCTTTAGGAGCTGCCATAATTCATTGCCGTTATACCTTTTCAGGCTTCTCGTTAACTTGGGTCCAGCCCATGATTTTGTATTTAAGGAAATCCCCAATCCTTGCCATTGCTGAGCAGTGGGCCTTGGTCGCTCCGTAAGTGGTCATATGCTCACCTCCGGAGTCACCAACCTTCCTGGCATAGATCATCACTTGGTCGTAGCCATATTCTTCAGCTATTCGCTTAGCGCAGGTGATGGGGATTCTCTTCATGGCTACTCTATAACCCTCTCAACGAACACAGCCCTTGGGATCTCCTTAACAAGCTCGGCACCCACATAGAAGCGGGCGCTCTGCTCGTCTTGGACATAGGTCTGCGCCTCTACTAGGAAGGCACGACCTTCTGCGTCTATTACCTTCCACTGTGTCATGGCCTTCACCTATTTGAAGACTTCGCGGAATGCATCCAGAGCGGGCTTATTACGATCAGCCTCAAGGCTCATGATGTTTTCCTTGGCCGTCTCGGTTGCCCACCATGCATAGCAGTCTGAGCCGTTGTCTCTGGCGTAGATCAGGGCGTTCTTGAGTGCTTTCAGCGCGTTTGGCATATAGCCAGGAGCACCCACTTCGCCAAGGCAATGCTTGAAGCCTGCCTTCTTGCAGAGGTCTATACACTCCTTCATTCGATTAACGCCGACTTGAGGGTCGATGTTGTCGTGCCCGTAACCACCACCAGCGTTCGCATCCATGTACAGATGCGTATGGATTTCGATGCGGTTAGCTGGGTCTTTCAGGGTGAATAGTTTCTCGTTGCCCATCGCCTTGAAGCGTGCCGTGGTAGCCCAATCAAAGGACTCAACAGCAATGGCGCACTGCATATCAATCTTGCGGATCTCATCGATACACAGCTGGGCTTCTTTCACCCAGACATCTACTGAGGGGATATCTACAGGCTCGTTACACAGGTCGATACCGTAGAAGGCTGCATATGCTTCTGGATCTGACTTGATCAGAGCGACAATCTTGGCGTCTACGTCAGCCAGCGCACCATGTGGTACTGCTGCTGTTCCGATCTTCTGGCGGTTGGCCGCAGTGTTAGTAGTTGAATAGCCCACATAGTTATGGACATCCACTAGAACCTTGAGCCCCGCCTTGCCGTGGAGCTTGATGTTATCCAGTAGCTCTTTGCTGTATCCAGGATCAAGTGGGCCAAATAGCTTGCGCTGAATACGCTCCCAAGCAATGCCGACACGAGCTTTCTTGGCGCCGAATCCTGCCCAGCGCGTGATCTGTGCTGCACTGGCCCAGAAGTAGTTTCGACCAGCCACCCCAGGTAGAACTGTATCGCCACCACCGGCCTGACCGATGTTGACGCAGAACAGCCCTTTCGGTGTCAGGTTTGGATTCGCTCCAGTTACGGGAGCAGGATCATTAGCCGGTACGCTTGGAGTCACCGGGGCGGGTGACCCCTCAGACTTTGGGACGGTGAATACCACCGGCTTACCAGCCACTTTGCTCGGGTCCAGCTTGTTACCGTCAAAGGTCACTGAAGTCTTTTCGTTGAAGACCTCGACGTTAATGACCTTGCGGTTCGTACCGTCAGGCAATGCTGCTGTCTGCCCTTTAGCCAATGTTGCGTTACTGGCTACAGAGATACGGGCAACGTTATCTGCCACCCATACGCCATCGATCCAATCGCCACCTGTTACCTGAGCATTAGGCACAAGGCTTAGGGTTGTCGTTTCGATTGGCGCTGTAGGCGTCTCTACGGGCTTCTGTGGCGTCTCTACCGGTGTAGCCTGTGTGCCTGCATTGATCTTGGCGATTGCAGCCGATAACGGCGCTATAGCCTTCGTAACACTGCTATCGATGAGCGCAGTGAGCTCGTCGTTTGTAATAACGACTATTTTGGGCATTTCGGCCATGTGACTGGTCTCCTGGGTTGCCGCGCCGGACAACTGAGCTCGGTCACTGGCCTTATGGGTTATTGGTTAAACAGGTTCGTATGTGGCTTTGAAGATTTCATCTTTGCATGGGTAAAACTCACCCTTTACACCCTTGATGATCCAGTCGCCTGGCATTGCGGACATCGCTCCTTCAAGCGTGTAGATCTTCAGCCCATCACGCTTGACTAAGTCGGTGTACTCTTCCCACTTCATGCCAGCATGGTTGCCTTTGATATCCGGCTTTCCATCTGTGAAAGTGATGACCTCAAACAGGTTTTCACCCGTCCATTGAATCGCATCAATAACGACTGGCTTCTTTCTGAACTGGGTCATTGGTTGTTCCTGATGGCGTCGTAAGCGGACTGACAGGCACTGCCGGCAATCCTTGATCGGTCATAAGCTTCAGCCAGCTCTCTTGCTCGTGCATCCATCCGGCTGAGCACGTCGGATAACACCACTGCGGGGCCGGCGGCTGTCTGGCTTCCACTGGCAGCGCCGGTATCGCCGGGGCAGCTACGGACGGACTTGGCGAGACGGTCGGCTTGTTTGCGCAGCCGGTCGCTAGCAGCGTCAGCATCACGAGCATCAGCCTGAGCGTCTTTGATTTGCTGCTGGGCATCGGCTCGGATCTCGTCTATTCGATTCTGGTTGGCCTGCTCCTTGGCTCGCGCCGCTCTCTCTTCCTCCGCCCTGAGCGTTGCTTGTGCGGCTTGTGCGTCACTCTCGCGCTTTTCCCACTTGGCATCGGTTACGTTCACTCCATGCCGATAGGCTCCAAACAGGCAGCCGAGGACGATAGCGGCGGCAATGCCCCACTTCAGAAGAATGGCGTTCAAAGGTCGTCAGCCAAATATTCCAAGTTGTCCATATTGCGATTCGTCCAGCCGGTGCCGAAGTCATCCCAATTGTTCAGTTTGGTTTGGAACTTGCCACGAGCAGCGATATAGCGAGCACACACTGCAACTGGGTTGGCTTTCTGAAGCGCGCTCAGTGTTACAGGCCCGATCTTTCCATCATCAGCCACATCTAGGGCGCGTTGGAGCCAGCGAGCTGATTGGCCTATACCTGAGTTGTAACCGCCGTCGAATACCTGAAAAGCCACCATGAAAGGCATCTGGTCGCACTTGAGCGGGTCCCAGTATGCTTTCTTGGCTATCTCTTTGGCCTTCTCGCGGGGAAGACTCTTCATCTCGCCCTGGTAGCCGTTAGCTCGGGCGACTGCCTCAGTGATGCCCCACATCGTTTTTCCACCCTTGTCTCTTGGATGGTCAGCGTAGGAACCTTCAGCACCCATGAGGCGGGAGAATGCAACGTCAAAGCTCATCCCTTCACCTCATGATCAACAATAATCTCGATGTTTGCCTTGATCTTGGGTGTCGTCAGGATTTCGCACTTAACATGTACACCCTCCTGACTGACATCCAGGCCAGCCTCACGAGCAACTGCGCTCATCAAGGCCCACTCAAATGTGGCACCCTCAAGGGAAGCAAAGTAGTTCGTGGTATTGATCCTCTTGATGTCGATTTTCATCGCTTAACCATCAGCACCGTGTTCGGCGCGAACTTAGGGATCATTGTCTGGCTCAGAAACTGGCCACTAAGGAACACGATAAGCCCTAGAAGGCTCCACGCGACTACATCCTTGGCTTTGTTCATGAATGCGCTCTTCGTTCCCGGCGCTCTCTTATCTGCCTCCGGTCACGTCCATCAATCAGCGATCCGATCCGGTGGAAAATATATGCGCCCATAAATATGGAATGTCCGACGATAATTGAGCTCGCCAGACTGTTGTGAATCATCTTCCATGGCTCCATCAACCAGAGTGCGATATGACCCAGCAGCAGAATCACCGCTGAGGCCATGAGGAAGGCGACCTCCGTTCGGTCATCCTCTCTAAACCGTCCGCCGTTCATGCAGAACCAGACAGAACGAGCGATCACCATGGAATACATGAGAAATGCGAGTATGGAGATGGTAAGCATCAGCTTGCTCCCGGATTAAACCTCTCGATCCAATCCTTGACCTTAACCTCCACCACTCCTAGTACCGGATATGCGAAAAATCCTAACAGCATGATGATGCCGGCACGGTATTGGTTATCTAATGGGATGAACTCGCCGGCCACCTTGCCAACGAAGAAGGCTACAACCAATTTCGAGACGAACATTTTCCAGGTGAACCGCATGGCGGTCGCTCCTGGATAGAAAAGGCTGGCAAGACCTCCAAGCATCCCGAGCAATCCCACAAGGCACCAGTCCAGCAATTTGTCCACTGGCGGTCTCCTGCGTGTAATAAAAGCCCGCTGCACGCACGTAGCGGGAATGCCAAGGCGCTTGGCTTAAAAGGGTGACAGGCGACTGGTATCTACCAATCCAGACCTGTCGATCAGTCCGCATGGTGCTGTCATCCACAAAGGAACACGCATGCATCGGGACTAAATAGGGCCTTATTTCAGGCAATAAAAAACCCGACACTTGGCCGGGTTTAGTAAGTAGTCATATTCGCGAACGCAGCGATGACATCATGGGAAAATATTCGCTCAAACGCTTACGGGCTGTCAAGGCTTTCTTGAATATATTTATGAACTCCGTGATTCGCATACTCGCCGTGTAATTTTTCGCGCTCCACTTTGATGGCTATTTCGGCCTCTTCCTTAGTGCGAAAATTCTTATTGAAAGCCTTCTTACCATTGACGGTGATAACAGCTCGCCATGACTTAGCAGCCTTATCGTAGGTTATGCCCTTGACTCCTGATGTATTTCGCTTGGTTCTGGCTGAGTTCCAGGAATTCTGATGCGGCTTAACCTCTCTGAGGTTTTCGAAAAGATTGTTGGTCTTATCTCCGTCCTTGTGATCAATCTGGTTTTCGGGCCATGAACCTGTCATGTAAAGCCATACCAAGTGGTGCGCAGGATATTGCTTACCATCAATGCCGATCATTATGTATCCACGATCCTTAATCGAAACTCCTGCCATCTGACCAGGATTCATTCGAGTGCCTCGCTTTCGCCACTCGAAGACCCCTACCACTTTGTTATAGTAAAGAACTTCTTTAAGACGCTTCTGGGTAAGCATTCCTTTGCCCTCAAGCTACTTGACCAAATATTTCTTGTTGATCGAAGATTTCGGTTACATGGATCAGTGCAGCCTCTTCGATTGCGTCCAGACTACGGTAAACCTGATTTCTCCAGCGACGGCGGGTTGACTCAGGGCGAGCCTCGCTATCCCAAGTATTCATGTCGTAGAACTCTGGCTTGAGAACGATCATGTCAGTGGAGCGCTTGATGTATTTTTCACGGTCCACCTCTTTCGACATCCCCTTGATGCCCTTCTTTTTGAAGCTAGCCATCAGCGCCTTGTGCTCTGCATATTGACGCTCAGCACGGCTTACAACCTCCAGCCCTGTACTTGCTTGAGCTTGCAGGCCCTTCATCTTAGGAATGAACCATGCTGTTGTGGCCTTGAACTTGAATAGCTCGGAGGCAAACGATTCCACGTGAGGCGCAACCTTGCCGATTGCTGCGACCTTATTGCCCTTGTGGGTCGAATACTTCCCAACCAAGAGATTCCAGTGCAGCGGCTTCAACTCCCTGTGTAGCAAGGCATACAGCGCGCAGTCATAGTCAAACTTCTCTCGGGCTGAGATACAGGAACGAAACGTGCTATCTGCTGGCATGGAGTCAATCAGATTCTGCCAATGCTGCTTTGTCGTATTGTCGATGTTATCGGCAGCCAGTACCCGTACCAGCGTGCTCATTACGTCGCGATAAATTGCGGTCATACTGCTGCCCTCTTCAATTCTCTGGTCAATGCTCGGTAATGGGCCTTGATGGCCTGAAGATCGTCGATGGTGTAACGCTTGGCCTCATGCGGTCCTTCCAGCCAATCAACCTTGTCGGCACCGATCCGGCGCACAAGGTTGATGCGGTAGTTCACGATGTCGCCTGACTTGTGGTTGTTGCATGGCTGACACTGCTTCCAACAGTTGAGCGGCTCGAAGCGTAGTTCCGGGCTGCTAGATACCGTCCGATAATGACCAGCGTGCCATTGGCCCTCATGGAAGCGTCCGCAGCTAATGCATGGCTGATCGGCATCACGCATTCGGATCCACTCATTGAAAACTTGCTGGGTCTCTTTCATGTAATCGGAGCGGGACTTGAGCTTCTTCTTGGCCTCCCTAGCCTCTACGCGCTCCTTCCTGGCGTTTTCTTGGCTTGCCTTGAGCTTCTTAGCCTCAGCCATAGAAATCGCGCAGGAAACGCTACAAGCGACTTGTAGCGGACGGGACGGAACGAACTCAGCCCGACATGCAGGGTTACGGCACTTCTTTTTCCGCAGCTTCCTGGGGGACTGAGGGATGCCAGATGGCTTCTTCTGGATGACTGTGCTCATACGCGCCTCCATCTCATCAGCATCACGCCGGCTTCTAACGGCCAAAGCAGAACAGCAATGCCGTGGATCAGGCACAAGCGGGCAAAGGAGTTCTGCTGCATTGATCGCGTATGGAACTGGCGAAACCGACTCTTGCGAGTAAGGTTTACCGCGTAAATAGTGAAATGAGCGGCAACCGAAACCGATAACCATGCCGCGGCATAAGTCCTAATGAACTCATCTAGAGCGTGAAGCCAGCCAACATTCACCTGGATAATGAGGACATCGTTCATTGCCCAGCCTCCAGCAAGTTGTACTCGCGCAGCCAGTCAGCACCTACGCCGTCATAAACCATTCCGTTCTGGCCTACTGCATCGATGTGAGATTCATCGAAAAGGTCCTGCTGGTCGTTCGGCCATACAGGGAAGCGCTTCTCTCGCACCGTATCGGCGTACTCGCAAGCCGCGCCGAAGGTGGAGAACGTTACTGTCATGCCGTCATGCTCGACTGTTACGGCGCTTGGGTTGCCATTGTTGATCAAGAGTCCTTTCATGCTGCTTGCCTCCATTCGCCTGCCAGCAAGGGCCATCCCTGCTCTGCCGCGTACTGCTCAATCTGGATCATGTATTCGCCGAACTCATCGACGCTTAGCTTGGTAGTGCTGATGCCGCGTAGCTCGGTAGTGCCATCGGGCATAGCCAGTTCTTCGCAGCCAATGAAGGTGCGCTTGAAGAACTCATGCCACGTCTGGTCGCTGAACTGCTTGCCATCGATCCAGGCCATACCGGACAGCTCGCGCAGCAAGAGCCAATATCTTCTGTTCTGATGGACGCTGCGCTTGTCCTTCATTGGGCGAATGACGATCTCAAGCCCATGCTTGGCTTTGCCGATCATTCCACCGGCTAGGTTCCAGGCTGCGAGGAAGGCGGCACGCAGGCCGGCCTCCTCGTTTATGCGGAATACGCGCTCAGCCATTGCTCACCTCGCGTAAAGCTTTCCTACGTCGGTCTATGAGCTCCTTAACGCCACTTGGATACTCGATTTCTACAGCACCGGCCTGCACCGCCTTGGCTTTCTTGCTCAAGCAGATATCGAAGTGCTCACGGACAGTGCCTGCATGCTGGAGCCACTTGCGCTGCACACCGATCTTGTCGGCCATAGCTAGTAGCTCCGCAGTGCTATCTGCGAACATATGGCACATCTTCATCCGGCCATATGTAGCGTTCATATCGTCGACATAGACGCTCATCGCTTCCCCTCCAGCCAGCTCATAAGCCGCTCTACGTCCTGGCAGCGGAAGTGGTGGTAGCCCTCCGTGCCCTTTACATCTGCGGGGTCGCCTTCCTGCGCTACAGCAGTAGCTCGGTCGTAGCCTTCAATCCATGCGCGCTCTAAAGCCTCAGCCTTTACATCTACCGACAGGCTGGACTTGGCTGCCTGCCAAGCCTTGAATGCCAAGTGAGCTGGGTAGTCAGCAAAGCAGTTGCGCTCTTCTTGCCACTCAGAGGCAAGCCAGTGGACTTCACGCAGCCATGCCTCAAACTCTTTTCTGAGCTGTTCTGTGGTTAGGGTGTGGATGGTCATGCAGGGACCTCCCGAGTCTTTTGCTTCTCAGGAGCAAGATCCCCTTCCAGAGGCATCAGGAGTGTCTCACCAATAGTCCAGCGTCGACCGTCAATGTGCGTTGTCCAGAACGCTTGGATTGGCGCGCCTGGATACTCTGCTATGCCTTCGTATGCGCCCAGCTTGATGACCCGGCCAATCAGCGCAGGAAGAGTCGAGCATTTGACAATTAGTGCCAGATCGCCCGGCTTGAAGTTGCTCATGCTGCCTTCTCCGCTGGACCCATGATCTGAAGGTGACGCTCGCAGCGCTCCTTAGCCTCTTTCACCGTGTCGCAGGGGTGGCCGATAGCCTCTGAACCTAGCCATGCCTGATAGCGGGCTTCATTAGCGATCATGTACTTGGCGACCTGATAGCCAGATTCACCACGTAGCACGTATTTGCCGTCTGGTTTCCAGTTCATGCCCGGCCTCCTTTCAGCATGGCGCGCATCTTTGCCAGCTCACTGCGTACGGTCTCAGGCTTTGCTGGAATGCTTACCTCGGACGGCAGCGCCTTCGGGATTTCCTTCAGCGGCTCGCCCTTGGCTACCATGCGGCAGGCAATGTCGTAGTTCCGGTCAAACAGCTTGCGGCTCTCTTCTTCCTTGAGCGTGTTCAGGTTGTGGTAGCCAGTCTCTTTGGCTGCGTGCATGACAGCGGCATGTGTCCACTTGCGATCAGCAGAGGGATGGGCGTTGTTGCAGGCTTCGGTGTAAGCCTTTTCAGGCGTTGGAAGACCCAACATCTCGGGGGTGGGCTGGCACATCTTGATGAACTTGCCAACGCTGGGAGCGAAGTCCTGGCCTAGGTCCCGGCAGGCCTCAATGCCATACCGGATCTGATCCAATGAATTGATGCCAGCCTTCGCAAAGGCTTTGATCCAAGTAGCCTTCGCTGCTTTCAGAGCTGCATCATTGGGCCAAGCCTGCTTCCAGGCCGGGAAGATCGAGCACAGCTCTTTGAACAGCGCATTCACGACGCGCGCACTACCCTCATCCAGTTGTTGAATAGTAGAAATAACCGTCAGGTCTGGCGTGCTCGGCAAAGTCTGCAAGCCTTTGGCAATATCGATAGCTGCTTTCATCAGAACGGCCCCAAGTCTTGTGCCCAAGAGATGTCGTCAAAGTCAGGCCCGCTTGATTTCTGAACTGGCTTGCCATTGCGACGAATACGGTTCATTACCCAATCAACCTCGAACCCCTGCCAGCCAGCCTCAAGCGCTACGGTCATGGCGTCGTCACCGGATACACCCATACCTTCAAGAATGGTCAGCTTGTCATTCAGGCTATTCCAGACGGTTTCAGAGATAGGAGCGCGCTTGGACTTACGCAGGGAGAGGTAATCAATAAGGATCTGGTCGGATAGCCCGTGCGGGTTGTTAGCCATTAGGTAATCAATACCGAAGGCTGACGTCTTGGCTTTCCGCTTAACTTTAGGTTTGGCCTGAACAGGCACAGGTGTGTTTACTAACTCTATAGAGTTAGTAGTTTCTTTATTGTCTTTATAGTGTGCAGACGTATGCTCACTGAGCGAGACTATTTTTGCTGACTGAGCATACGTAGGCTCACTGAGCGCTTTCTGAATTTTCCACTCAGAAATTGCACAAAGACCAAGCTTCCCACGGCTTCCACCAACGCGGTAAACCACTCGCTGCTCTATCAAAGAACACACTGCTTTGGATGCCTGGGTGCGATCCATGTTTGCCATCGTGGCAATAACGCTTGCAGCAATACGAGCCTCTGCGACGTTGTAACCTGTGGTCAGGCGATGAATGACTAAAGCTGCCTTCATATCTCTACGAGAGAGATCGGCTCCAATGAGAGCCTCGTACAAGCTGTTGTCCATTCGGGTGAACCCCCTGGACTTGTCTAACGGGACGATATTTGTCATGATTCGTATCGCTTGAAATGTTGTTAAAGGAGCCGGTCTAGCCACCGGCTTTTTTATTGCCTATCGGGGCGAATTAGCCCTTTTTTGTCCCTAATTGGTCCCACACTTTTTAGGCGGGCCCAGTATCTGGGTCACCTTTGCTTTGGGGCGGCCTGCCAAGGTCAAACCGCCCATTGCAATTGAGTGAATAACTACCTCTTCCATAGCCTCATTGAGGCTGAGCCCTCTCACCTCCATCAAACGCTCAATCTTTGCTCTTGATTCGGGCTTCAGGTCTTCAAAGCGCAGCATTTGGCCCCCTTTTGGCCCATCAGGCCACGCTAGAATCTTCGCTGCTCAAAAGATCGCTATTCAGTAATTCCTCTACCGCACCGTTCTCTATTGCCCACTCAATGAGTTCTTTCAGAAAAGTGGCGTTTTGCTTGCGAGCCCTAGCTGCCGACTTGACGATGATTCGATTAATCGTGCTGTTGAGGCTCACCTTGTGGCGGTTATCTCGCCGGTGTGCTGGGTTTGCGTAGCTCATGCTGTTACTGCTCCTGTACTACTGGTTAAGCTGCTTGTGTTGATGTTTCCGAGATAACAAATCTCTCGGGATAAATGATCTGGATCTCATTGAGGTAGCCATCGAAGACCTTAGCCAGACCTTCTGCTACCTCGTAGGTCGGCCTTTGTAGCTGGCGCTCGATACGGGAGAGGTTCCCGTTCCCGCAGCTAACTCCAAAGGCCTTAAGCCGGGCGCAGACGTCATCTAGCGTCCAGCCTCTGGCTTTGCGTGCTTTCTTTAAAGGAGTCATTGGGGGACCTCATGGAGATATACAGTTCGGATTCTGTTGATTGCGCAGAATTATGTCAACAAAAATCTGCGCAGCGAACTTTGATTTTTGAGGATCACGCAGTCACGATTCGCCCCATGGACATTGGTGCTGCTATTCGTTCTGCTCGGAAGAGCAAAAAATGGACTCTCGAAGAGTTATCGAACCGGGTCGGAACTGACACCGGAAACTTGTCACGCCTGGAAAGAAATAAGCAGGGGGCAAGTCGCGAGCTTTTGGCTAAGATATTTAGCGAGCTAGGAATTTCGCTTGAGCCTGTAGCTGCAGATGCGATACAAACGAATGTAGCTTTAGGCAATACCAATGTTTTCGCTGGAGGTTGGCCGATTTTGTCTTGGGTATCCGCAGGACAACTATGCGCTATGTCAGAGGTAGTACCTCCGCAAGCCGCTGAGTACGCACCTGGCCCGCCTCGGCCAGAGGGTGGCTTTGCGCTAAAGGTAGAAGGCGACAGTATGACGGCTCAGTATCCTGGCGCTCGCTCATACCCTCATGGCAGCGTCATCCTTGTTGATCCCAATAAGGAAGTGACGAACGGATGCCGCGTCATTGCTTGCATTCCCGAGTCTGAAGAAGCCGTATTCAAGACCTATGTACTAGACTCCGGCCGGGCATTCCTTAAGCCTATCAATCCTCAATATCCTACCTACGAGATCCATCCAGGTGTGCATATCCTTGGCGTGGTTGTAGGTATGTTTATTCCTGAATGAAGGATGCCGTATTCTTTACGGCAATCATCCTATGCTTCGGTATGGCCTCTGGCGGAATAGCTAAACTGTTTCCTAAAGAGGCTATTCCCTATATCTGGATAGCCGTATTCATCCCCAGCGTATTCCTAGCCATCACGCTTACCATGCGGCTTGATGAGAAAAGGCTGCGCACCCTCTCTGATATCAGCAAGGCATTCAAAGACGGCTCCGATCTGTTCCTGAACTGGGTAGGCTGCTCTCTACTTGTTGTGCTGGTAATAGGCCTGATCGGATTTATCTTCGGCACCCTCCAGTAAGTTCACTCGTTCACAGAACCCGCAAATAGCGGGTTTTTTTTGCGCCTAAAAAAAATCCCCTAAATCTGCAATTCTGCGCTTGACGCAAATTTTATTCTGCGCATAATACAAACCATGAACTGCGCAACACGCAGATTAAGGGGCTAAATGGTCCCACGCTCTTTACACAATTCAGAATCCCTCCGCAGTCCCGGCATGCCGACGAGGTTAAACAGACTGCCCTACGGTGTGATGGTCAACGCACCCATACAGGCCCATGCGCTGTATGCGATCAAGCGTCAGTCACTCTGCCCTGCCAGTAGCAGCACAGAGGAATGGGTACGAACCCGGACATGGAAGACGTGAGAGAGACAGTGAATTCAAGGTAGCCAGCTCGTGAAGTTGGCTATCACTTGTATCCACTGGAGATGACGAGATGAACGACAAGCATCTGCAAGGATTTGAGATCCCGAAGAGAGATAAGCGTGCAGCGAAGCTGAGTCGCAAGAAGGAGAAGAAGATAAAGCTAATGCGCCTACAGGCTAGAGCGTTTGCCGCTTAATCAACCTATGGCATCCCTATGCAATGGAGATGATGAGATGAGAGAACAGAGCAAACTTACGCAGGATGAGCACGAAGAGCTCGTGCAGGTGCCTGTAAAACTAATGGAGAAAGCAGCTCGTCATGTAGGCGATCTGGCTTGCATTGTTATGGCAAATAACGGCGGTATGCCTAACACCATATTTGATGTTGAAGATGAGCTACGTGC